TCTGTTACTTTACCTAATCCTATTTTACCTAATGTAGATATTCTTTCTGGTTCGCTTGAAGATCGCGAACATACTGTTGCCGATGTTTTGTCTCGTCCTGTTGTAATTGGTAACGTAACTTGGGCCGATACCCAAACTGAAAACACTGATATTGCTACGTATGATTTTCCTGAAAAATTAATTAGTTCTTCTCCTAATATTCCTGATAAATTGGCACATTTTACCTTTCTGCGCGCCCATATCGAGGTTCGATTCGTTGTAAATGCAAGTACCTTCCAAGCCGGAAGACTGCTCGCCTATTTCGCTCCCTACAGCAGTGCAGCGGAGAGTGGGGACAGAGTCAATGCGAATACCTCTCTTGCTGCGAAAACGGTTTTTCCAAGACTTGTGTTGGATGCGGCGTCGGGGAACTCGGGGGAATTGTTAATTCCATATGTAAGCTATTTTACTGCGTATGATTTGGCGCGTGGACTTGGTGATTTGGGAACGGTTCGCCTCACTGTTCTTAATAAATTGCGTTCTGGTAATTGTGTTGTAACTGCTTATGCTCGTTTTGTAAATGTGTCTGTGTCTATACCTACTGCAGCGCCGTCTGTTTTTGGCTCTGCAACTAATCTTATGAATTTATTGCGCACTTATACAAATAATCCCAATTGTGATATGCAGTGTTTCTCTACCAAAATTAGACGTTGGATAGCGGCTCGTGAAAGGAATAGATTCGCACGATCTACTTGGAGCATCACAGAGGAAAGTGACACTGATTATGATGACGAGGATGACATCCTTCCTCGTGCCCAAGTAGGAGAAGCTGAAACACGCGCTATGACAGGCGTTGTCTCCACACCAGCTTCCCTAATTGGGCAACTTGCCGGTATGGGTAGTAAAATACCTGTGATCGGCAAATATCTTAATCCAGTGGCATGGATTGCTCACGCAATCTCTGGTGCCGCAAGTATGGTCGGCTTGTCTAAGCCCATGAACCTTACCCACACGTCCAAAATGTGCCAAATACCTGGTTACGGATTCACAAACTCCGACGGTGTTGACAACTCCGTTGTTATGGGCACTTCTGTGTCCAATGAGATTGGAACCCGTTTCGATGTGTTTGGCTCACAGTTGGACGAAATGGACATTAACTATGTAGTACAGCACGAAAACTTTCTCACGAAATTCGAATGGAAGGTCGCCGATGCGCCTAATACTGAATTGTTTAAAATGGCTGTATCACCCGGAGCCTGCAACACTAAGTATGTTGGTGGCGATACTCTGTACTATAATGGAGCCTTGTCCTATGTGGCTTCAATGTTTAGGTTATGGAATGGACCTATTAAAATTCGTGTACAATGCACGAAAACTGCATATCATTCTGGGCGAT